GGCGCGGGAGTCATTGTCGCCCGTGCCCATCTTGATCTGCGCCACGTCATAGTCACTGTCGCCGCCAAGGATGGTCAGTGACTCGGTGACCGGGTTAACGACGCCCGTTGACTCGGTATAGCCGGTATTGAAGTCGCGGAACGCGATCCCCGGCAGCGTGGTTTCGCGGTTGTACTTATAGGCGTTGCCGGCGATGTTGATGAACGGCAGCCGTTCCAACACCGGGTTTTCTGACGCGAAGATTTCCACGACGCCGCTCGTAAGCGGAGTCGGGTTAAGCTTGGCCCATTCGGTAATCGTCAACATGATCTGTTAGTCCTTTCGTGACTTGCGTTACTTGGAGTAGCCCCGAGCCATGCGAGCGATCGGAGGCAAATCCGAAAGGTCGGGTGTCTTGGGTGTGATGGTCGGCTTTGTGCCGTCCGTGGCTGGCACAACCGGCTTCGCAAAGACTCCGGTTTTCTGTGCCTCAAGAAACCATTTCATCTTCGCGCCGGCGTCTAAGTCGGCGGGAATGAGCGGTTTCAAGTTCTCGGGAATTGTCGCCAGCATCGCGTCGGCGATCGAAGTCAGTCCTTCAACCGTCTGGCGCAGCTTGGCGACTTCGGCCGCGTCAACTGTGGCAGCCGTGGTTGTGTCGGGTGTCGTGATTTGGTCGGTCATGGTTCGCTCTACAGGGCTAGGGTGATTTGGTCGGCCTCAGCCTTGCGGCGAAGCAACTCTGCCAGGGCATCCTGGCGAGACTCGAAGCCGTCTGGGTTCTCCGCCATAAGCGCGTCAACGGGACTCCACATGCCGAGCTCGAAACGACGGCGGTAGTTTTCGAGCCGCTCGGACTCGCTGAGGTTGTCGGACAGTTCCGCGAAATCGAGAGTAACCGTCGCGTCGTCCGGGATCGTTCCCGGCGCGTGGGTGTTGACGACAACTCTCAGCACGTCAAACAGCCGTGTCTCATAGCTGCGCCACAGCGCAACGTCGTCCTGGCGCGCTTCCTTCAAATCGATCTGTTCGACATGCTTCGCGGCGCCGGACTCTGATTTCCGATCAAGATCGAACACGTCGGCCGACAGATCGTTTGTCGCCGCAACTTGCCGCATGACAAACTGGATAGCTTCAAGAATGTCGCGGATCGGCGCGTTGGGCGCCGCGAAGCCAAACTGCCCGCCTTGGGGGAGTGTGACTGCTCGGTCGGGACCGACCTGCAACGCCTCGCCTGCCGGGATCCCGGTCGCCCATGCCTGCCCGTGCGCCTGCAACTCGACGGCGCGCCAGAGGTTTGAAAGGGCAACGTTGATCGCCTCTTGCGCCTCGATTAGGTCCTCACCACCGGGGAGAAAGAAGCAATCATCTGGGTAACTGTCGAAAAGCGGAATGAACGGCAAAACGCCATACGGGTTGACGCCGTTCGGGTTCCCGTCAACCTGGATAGGGTGCCCGCGATAGTCGCGGCGCGTGTAACTGGTGGCCGTCCAGTCGGAATAGCTCGTCTCCGCTTCCTTGGCACCCTTGTGGGTGACGATGGCACGGGTCGGGGTTTCCGGATCGCCATAGAGAACGTCCAGAATGTTCGGAGTGACGACGGCCAGCGATAGCCGATCATTGCGCCAACCGAGTTGAAGCATGGTCGTCTTCAACAGCTTTGTGAGCCGGCAAGCTCGCTTCATAACCACGTCGGCATTTGCCGCACGGTAAAGAGCCTCGCCGGTCGCCTGATCCAGCCCGTTGAACTTGCGACGTGGGGCGACGCGATAGAGGTTCGCTCTTTTGTTGGTGATCTTCTTAACAACGTTGACCTGAAAGATTCGGAACGTCTCAGGCTTCGACCAACGCCGCGAGATCAATTCAAGCGTCTTGTCGCTCTGTTGATCCGCGTAGTAACGAAGCCATTTCTCCGCGCGTTGCTTGCGGGCTGTTGATCCCTTCGCAAGAGTGATCATCGGGTCAATGCTGTGAAGTCGTCCGAACATCATCTGTAACTTTCGTATTCAATGGCGCGGCATGGTGTGTGCGCCGACGTTCTTCAACTTCGTCGCGAGGAAGTCCGGCAGCGGCAGTGCAGAAATTTCATTTCTGCCGCGATAGGATTTGTAGAGCGAGAATGCGGCCTGGAATGAGCGGCACGACTCCGCGCAAGGCGGAACGATGTCGCCACCGTTCAAGAGGCAATGCGCCACGGCCGGGCCGCTGCCATAGCAGTGAATGCCCGAAATCTCGTAAGGGTTTAGCTCCAGCTCCCGGAGCGAGTAGACGGACCACGCGAGACTGTAGACATGATCATCATGCGCGCCCTTCGCCGCCTCGAACCGGGGCACGGCAGCGCCGTTAGTCCCGCTCGGCATGATGCGGTACTCGAAATTCGCCATCTCCGATAGCAGCGACTCGAACGTCGGGTGGACGTGAAGCCTGCCCTCAGCCGCCGCGTTGTAGAGCGCCGTGAAAGCGGTGGCTTGTCGCTCCGCTGTAGGATGAACTAGCTCATGGTCAAAATCTTGATCGGCGCACCAAGCGGCAATGTCCTGGCTGTTGTAATTCTCTAGCGCCGCGCGGGCCATGCCGAAGTCGCGGCGATAGCGCGTGAGGGCGCCCTTGATGCCCGCGCCGCTCGAAAACCGGATACGATCGCTGGCGAGAACGTAGATATGCTCATCATCGCCAACCATCGTCTTGACGATGCAGGTCGCAACCGTGGCGTCGCCATGCAGACTGAAACCAAAAGCACGATCAAGCCCGGCGCCGATAGCGCAGGCTGCCCCGCCCGTGATTGAGCCAACGTCGAGCCGGTAGCTTCCGCGGCAGCGATCAATGACCGCAGGCGGAAACAGCGCCGACACGCCCGAAGTCCACACATTCAAATGCTGCATGGCGAATTCGGCCGGCAGCATCTGCGCGGCGCGGCTGCGGAGCTTCTTCGCGTCAATCCAACGTGGCGAGTTCGCAACCGCGTCTTCAAGATCGCGATAGCTGACATGCGAGAAGAACAAACTTGGGTCGTCGCCGCGCTCGGCAAGCTGATACAGGGCGAATAGGGGAGAGCTACGCGGGCCAACAGTGGAGTCCACAAGGACTAGGCCATCGTCGGAGTCGATCGTGCACGATGCGAGCGCCTGATACACGGCATCGCTTTTCGCGGCGTGCATCTCGGAAACTTGCGCGATGTTGACTTTCTTACCGAACAGCGCCGCCGGGTTTGCGGAGAACCCCTGTATGATACTGCCGGCCGCCTCATACTCAATTTTGTCGAGGCCGATCGTGATCGCCCCGGACTTGATCAGGTTGGCCGTGTACTCAGTCTGTTGAAGGATTGTGCGAACGAGTCGGAACGCCGTATCGGTCGTCTGTTTTTCCGAGTTCGCGACGATCGCGACGTTTTGAGTTTTCGCTGTTAGAAAGCGATGCACGATGATCAAGGCCGATATCAGCGTCTTGCCGTGCCGGCGGGGCCAACACCAAATGAGAGTCGAGTAACCGCCGTCTAGTGCCTTAGCGATCTCGCGGCGCTCGCGCTCGCAAGGCTCGTAAACCTCGAAACCGCCCCTGGCGGAAGGCACCATTGGGCCGATATCTGCCAGCCAGCGGAAGAAGCCGGCCGAACCGCCGCGCCACTTCCCTAGAGACGGCTTCGCCTTGGTAGTCATTGGGCGGAGCGCCCATGGCGACGCGACGCTACAAAGAGTTCAAAGGCGCGCCACAAATCTTCCGCGACGCCAGCGTGATAGGCCGCGGTGGACGGGTCGCCACCCATCCGCGCGGCGTGCTCGCGACTGTCCTCGCGCTCTATCATCGCGCGCATGGTCCGCGCCATCGGACCGGCTTGCCGTTCCAGGTCGCGCCAATTGTGATCAGCGGCGCGACTTACTGCGGCATCAAACAAGGCGTCGTCAGCTTGCGGGTTTGGCACTCGATGACTCCAAAAACAAAAAAGGACACCGGCCCCCGAAAGGGGCGCTGGTGTCCTCCGCTTGACTGTCTCTATACTAAAGATGATCTAGATAAAAATCAACAACTATTTCTCTGCCTTAGTCGTCCGTGAAGAATTCTAAAAACAGCGCTGACAGCGGGGTCGGCGCGCTGATGAAGTAATCGATTCCGCAAGAAAGTGCGGTTTGATCGCGAGTTCCTTGCGATTTGGGAT